TCCAGTTTGGATTTTTTCTAATATCATCAACACTTTCTTTAACTGCAACTGACATACCAATAGCATATGCTTTACCGTTTGGCATTTCAACTTTTAAACTTTCTTTTACTTCTTCTTTTGCTTTTTCTTTTTCAATCTTATCTTTTAGATGTTTGTATGCAATACCAATTTGTAATAGAGGTTCACCTGTTTCAGGATTAACCTGTTTTTGAGTTGACTTTTGAATAGTTTTTGCTTTTTCTGTTTCGGCCTTTTGCTTTAACATAGCAATCTCATTATCTTTTTGGTCGTTTTGATTCTTTAATTTTTCTGCGTCATCTTCTTTAGGTTTTTTCTGCATATCTTCAGCAGCTTCAGCCCAATCTTGGAAGTTTTCTTTAACTGCAACTACTGTAGCTGCCATATCACCTTGTGCAAATGATACTTCACCGTTTGCTCTTTTGTAAAGATAGAAAGGACTTCTTCCTGGCATACCATCAATTTCTAATTTAACTTTATCTGTGTTGTACTTCGCACTTCTACTCTTACTCTTTACAACAAACTTCTTAACAGTTGTGCCTGACATTGTTGAATTATAAGTGATAGTCATTTTATCACCTTTTTTTAAACTATCAAACTTTTTACTATCAATTTTACCTTCAGTAATTTCTAAATTTTCTAATAGTACATCTTCTAATTCTTCTACTTCTTCAAGTGATAGTTTAACACCAGCAGGTCTTGGTATATTCTTTTGTACCATTTTTGACATTGCCATTACAGATAAGAAAGGAATATCTGCCTTGTAAATATCAATTAGACCACTATCTGGAATATTTTTAAACATTGCTGATAGTTTATTAGCATTCTGTACTGAAATCTTTTTGCCTCTTAATACTTCGTATTCTTTTTTAAGTCTCTCTATTTGAGAGGCATTAAAACCTTCTTTTAATTTTTTAGCGTCAACCATATCTTGTGGTGATTCTTTATCTTCTTCACCTAAAATACCTTTGACTACTTTAACATCTAGGTTTAATTCTTTTGCAATTTCTTTAGCTGACTTACCAGCTTTTACCATTGCGTCAATGTCTGACATTCTGCCCTCTGTTAGGACATCTTCAACTAGTTTAGAAAGATGATTGATACCAGCGTGTTTGATTGCCAGTTGAGTTGGAACATCCATCTTTTTAATCATTGCTTTTACAGCAGGTGTCACGTCACTTGCTCTTTTAGTCTTCCAAAGATTTTTGATGTTATTAATTTGTGTTGAAGTCATAGTAGGTTCAAAATAACCCATTTCATTTATTCTGACTTCCTGCATTGCCTCTGACATTGTTTTTCTATATCTACTCATTTAACTATCTACCTTTGCTCCGCTACGCCATTGGTAACAAGACCAATATCTAGCTTTTGTTTTTGGTCCAGGATTTTCACAATTGTGCCTAGCTCTGAAACTCTTTCTTCTATTAGGGTCATCACGTTTAATTTCCATATTAGGGTCACCAAAAGTAACCTTAACTACATTACCCTTTTCGTTATTAACATAAACAGCAAACTTTTTAGGTCCACCAGGAGTTCTAATAGGGTTATTTAATGTAACCTTTTTGCCTTGGTATTCTGACTCTGTAATCTCTTCGTGTTCGTGTTCAAATATACACTCTTCACAAGATTTATCAATGTTATCATACTCTTTTAAGGTTTTCATTATAGTTGCCCTATCATTTTAGAGACGCTTTCTCTAAGCTTCTCTTCCCATTGTTCTTTATAACGTTCCCTATATTTATCAATTGTGGACTCTGCACTTGCCCACTCTTTTACATCTTTTTCAGACGGTTGTTCCGTTTCTTTTTCTAGGAAACCTTTGATTTTTTTCTTAACAATACTCTCACCACTACCTGGTTGAGACGGTTTGTATGTAGGATTTTCATATCCTGCAAAGTCTGGTTCACCAGGAGTTATAGTTGATGTATGTTTAGCATAGTCTTGACCTATGTCTGTGCTTTCTTTGACTTTAGATAACAAGTCTTGACGTAATTCTCCAAACATTTTTTTGTATTTCTGTGTATGTTTAGATGTTTTTGTTTTAGCTGTCTTATCTCCAGGTGCTGGAGTGTTGTCATTTTTGGTTGTGTCTTTGTTCTTAAAATGGCTAGCTCGTTTGTCTTTAACATCTTTTTTCAATCCACTATAATACTTTTTAGGTTGTGTGCCTTTTTTATCTTTCACGTCTTTATCTTGAGCAAGTTTATCAGTATGTGCCTTTGAGGCCTCTGATACTGCTTCAAATCCATAGTCAACGTCTAGGTTAAATTCCCTCACGTTTACCTCTCTATCTGCCGATATTGGTACACAGTCCCATATCCAAGCTTTGTGTAAATTATTATTGTTATCTTCTATTACAATGTAATTAGTACCTTTTCTTTTTATAATACCTTCTACATCTTCTCTAACATAAGAAGCTTTATCACCAATATTAAATATCTTTTCTCTAATATATAAATCTATAATATTATTGTGTTCAACATCTTTAAATGATATAA